GGAGTAACGTCAGGTGGAAAATTAGATATAAAAGAATTAGGCGTTAATAATAAAGATATGGACTTTGCTAAATTGCAGATGATGGCAAAACAAGCGATTGCCTTACAGTATAAGGTTCCTTTACCGTTAGTTTCTACGGAAGCGTCAACATTTAACAATTTAAAAGATTCTCGAATTGCTTTGTATGACAATGCCGTTTTGCCATTGGCAGATAAATTATTCGGAGGGTTAACCGATTTGTTAATGCCTCGATACGGAGAAGATCCATCAAAATTAAAAATAACTTATGATATAGATTCGATAACCGCCTTGTCTTCTCGACGAAATGAAGAACTTAAATTAAGGCGTGATTTAAACCTTGAGTCTTTAAACGAACTAAGAGTCTCTATCGGCAGAGAACCGGTACAAGGTGGTGATGATATTTTAGCTCCAGCAACAATGATTCCTATAGGAACAGATTTATTTACTCAAGACAACGAACCAGATCCCAAATTTTCTTTATTGAGAGATGAATCATAATTACAGAGGGTTAAATGCCACTATCTAATGCCGAAATAAAGAAGCAAGTCAAACAGGATTTCAAAGATAAATTAGTTATTGAAAAAAAACTGAGAACAGAATTAAGGATCTTAAATGGTATTATCGTCAATAAATTTCAGTCCGATATGTTGCAGGGAACTGTTAGTAACGCAACATTTTTTCAAACAGCAATGGAAGAAATACTAACAGATCATTATATATCAGTATCAAATAAATTTAAGGATAGAACCTTAAACCGACTTTTCGATGGAAAAATAACATTAGATGAAACACAAAAACTATTGTTGAAAAACTCAATATCAAAATATATAAGGAGAAGATCTATTGATCAATCAAGGATTATTTTAAATACCACGCAAAAAAATATGCAATCTGCAGCAGAGGTTGTTATTAGCGAAACGGCGGATCAGATTGAACGATCAATTAATTCTTCTGCGATATTATCTAGAAATCTTAGATCGCGTGAGTCAAGAATTGCACAACTTGAAACGCAAGCTGTAGCAGAGGCAACAAAGAGCGCAGAATCGGATATTTTTTCAAGAAAGGAGCCGCTAACACTTCAAAAGCCGAAGGATCCAGTAATCAAAGAGTGGGTCACTGTTGGCGATGAAAGAGTTAGACCGGCACACGTTAGTGCAGATTCTCAATTACAACGGATTGAGGATTTTTTTTTAGTAATGGGTCAACAATTAAGATTTCCAGGTGATACAAGTTTTGGCGCTTCGGCTGGAAATGTTATAAATTGCCGATGTAGTTCTGTTTACAGTAAAAAATAATAGAATATTCTATTAACTTATCATTAAGTTTCACGGGAAACAAAAAATCGTACTAAAATTTAAGAGAAAAATAATGACAGAAACAAAACAGATAAAACATATTCATACGGTATTTGACGGGACAATAACAGGCTTAGATATTAAAAAGATAAGCGACCCAAACTTACATTGGCACGAAGTTTCTCAAGGTGAGAATACTTCAACCGATGCTTATGGTATAAATCATACGCATGAGTATCAGGGAGATATAACATCAAAACCAATAAATATTAACAGTGACGAGGATATAGAAATGAACATCCAACATGAAGATGAAGATGACGATGACAATAAATCGTTTGGCAAAAATAAAACTGAGGTCAAGTATTTTGGTGGAGAAGTTTGTGAGGTTAAAGAAGAGTCTGTTAACGGTGTTCCCGTAGGTATTGTTAAAGGTTATATCGCCACGTGGGCACTTGATCGTGGTAACGATAGATTTGTAAAAGGTGCTTTTCACGACTCGCTGATTGAACTTCGAGCACAAAATAGACCAATAAGACTTAAAGATCATCACTTCCGGACCATAGGCGGTTTCCCCATAGACCGAGCTTTTGAGGATGATAAAGGTTTGTTTGCCGTCGGACATATCAACCTTGAAGTTCAACAGGGCCGGGAAGCGTTTTCATTAGCCAAACAAGGGGTTTTATCTGATTTTTCAGTTATGTTTTCGGTAGTTGAATTTGAAATGGATAATGTAGTAAGAATAATCAAAAAAGCAATTTTATGGGAAGGTTCCCTTGTCGACGAGCCTATGAACCCAGAGGCTCAGATTACTGAGGTCAAAGCCGTGGTTCCTTTTCAAGACATGAAAATTTCAGATAGGGATAGAGTGTGGGATTCTTCGTCTGCGATATCCAGAATACGGGAACTTACAAAATCGGATGAGCATCCGACCACTGAATATAAAAAAGCTTTTGTGTGGTTCGACGCGACTGAATCAGATAAATTTGGCGCGTATAAACTGCCAATTGCAGACGTTATCAGTGGACGTATGACAGTAATACCAAAGGCTATATTCTCAGCGGCGGCAGCGTTACAAGGTGCTAGAGGTGGCGTAGATTTGCCAGAAATTGATCGACCAAAAGTAATCCGACATATCGAACGTTATTACGCAAAGATGGATATTGAATCTCCGTTTGACGAGAAACAATATTTTGTTGCAAACGACGTAAAGAAATGGACAGCCAAAGATTTAGAAAGATTTCTTAGGTCGTCTGGGAGCATGTCGAAGAATGCGTCAAAAATTATTGCCTCATGCATAGGGAGTAAAAAAGAAAATGTTGAAGAAGACGAAAAAAATGATAAACAAAAGAATACATCTTCATGGAACAATGTTTTGGATGAGCTAAAATCGATTAAGGCATAGAATTTTTTTCTACCATTTCTATAACTTCAATTTTTCTACCATTATGGTAGTCACCATTAATAGAAGTAATGCGTGTGTTTGGGACAAAGGTTAAAGCCTCAGAAATATTATCCCCTTGTTGGGTAGTTACCTGAATAACACAGCCAACACCTTCAATTTCCATTGCTTTTGTGGATTTCATCCACCCTTCCGCTTTGGAGCTTGCTTTGCAAATTAACTCGAAAGTATCTCCGTCACCAAATGTTACTAAGTCAGGAACATTGTCATGTGCCCCGGAAGAATCTGTATTATGTAATGTTTTTTTCATTTTATTTATCCTTTAAATTAAGTGAACGGGTTTTCTTTAAGTGTAAATTTTTTCTCACAGAAAGGGCAAACTACATGTTGCCCTGTTCTTGGAAAATCTTCTTTTACTGCCCGACCATCCTTCATGATCAGCCGCCACCTATCATCAAAATCATCTCCTTGTGCTAGAAGTTCGCCCTCTAATTGCAAATCAACGCCAGACTTGTCTATTAAAAAATTTACTATGCTTTCCAAATCAATTGTTTTTTCTGAACCATCCCATTCTATTCCAGAAAAATCATTTGCTAATTTTAAATTGAAATAATACCAATTTATATATCCCCCGTATTTTCCTTCTTCATAAATGCTATCGTCCGTATAACCTAGATCTCGTCTGTCCTTACCAAAAAAACTATTAAGTTTATTCAAATCTGTCGCTGTTAATTCGTTTTTAAATTTCAAAACGCCTGTAAATTCTGTTGAATAACCCATATCTCTCTCCTATATCTTAGTTACAACTTCTAATTTAACTGGCCACACGATCTAGCATAAGATTTTGCTTCATATATTTTTTCAACTAACTCTATATATTTCTTTTTGTCGCCTTCGATTACTGATATTAATTCTTCAAACATAGTTTCTAAACTGAATCCCATAATCTTTATCCTATATGTTATATCCCTTCAACTGTGACAATTGTATATTCCTGGCCTGATTTTCAAGGCATAACATTATTTTCATGCCAATAAATCCATCTGCCGTGTTTGATCGGTAATTCGTTCTATTGAGGCGTTAAAATAATCTTCGTCTAGTTCTATCCCGGTAAATTCACAACCAAAATAATGCGCGGCTATTGCTGATGATCCTGATCCTAAATGTGTATCAAGTATCTTTTGATTAGGTTCAGCATATTTAGTTAGTAGCCATTCATAGAGTTTTACGGGTTTTTGTGTTGGATGTATTCGTTTCTCTTTTTTTTTCATGTCCCCTTGCAACATTCCATGCCATCGAAATTTAAAACAATCTGTTCCATACCCTTTTGATTTGTACGCTAACTCGCCAGATGAATTAGAATAATTATCAGCCGTTAATTTATCCCAATAAATCCTTCCTCCTGTTAACCTTGCGTCTGTATAATAATTAACACCCCATATTATTTGATTCTTGCTAATCCTAAATAACTGATTGAAATATTTTTCGTCAGGAATATCCTTGTCCCACTCTTTTTTCTCATAAGCCGTTCTCTCTAAAACGGCTCCGTTATTTTTTACGCCAAACCTATTATCCTTAGCAGCATCTATGCCATAAGGAGGATCAACAATTGCCAAATCAAAAGCGTTGTTATCGCATGACTTCATGTAGTCCATACAATCACCATGGAATAGTTGTAAATCATTTATCGATACTGACTTCATACTTCCACTAAATATTCATGATGGTGAACTTTAAATTTTGGCGTTTCTAAAAACCCCCATTCCTGCGTTTTTTTAAAGATAATAAACAATGTCCAGACTGTTTGTCCTTCTTCAATTTCCAACCGATGCCAATCACTTGCACGTCTGAATAAAACATTCCCGGCTTTATACTTTCCCCTTGAATCACCGATATAAATACCGTGCTTATATACCGGCCTAACTTCTGTATAATTACCTTTCAATAAAACTGTGATGAATGACCAGGGATGATCATGAAAACTTCGCGCATAATCGGATTTCAAAATATGATGTAATCG